TTCTAGTTGTATGTTCATAAATGCCATCTAATGATGTATTTAATTTTGCTAAATCAATATTCATATCTCTTATCTTATTAGATAAGTTTGTGTATGCCACAACTTGTTCTTCGGATTTAGAAATCTCTTTTACCAAGTCTAACATACCTACTTCTAACTTATCAATAATTTTTGTTTCTGAGCTACACTTGTCACCTTTAAAATGTTCGTCTATTGGTTGTGTACAAGTAGGACAATTATCATTATCTAAAAAGAATTGTAATGTCTTCTTATGTGTTGTTAAGTTTTGTTCTATCTTTGTTTGTATCTTTTCTAATTGTCTTAACTTCTTTTCGGCTTTATCTTTGTCTTGTACAGATGTTTCTGTGTTTTTAATAGTATTTTGTAATTCTTCTATCTCAACACGTAATTTCTTAGCATTTTCATCATTTTTTTGTAGTAATTCTAATTTATAGTCTTTATCTTGGTTTTGGCGTGTTTCCAGAGTGTTTAGATGACTGCTTTGTAATTCTATCTCTTTGTCTAACAAATCGTGCCTATGGCGAACCTCGGTAATGTTTTTTGTTAATAATGACTGTTGGTCACGTAATATCAAGTCCATTTGTGTAAAGACCTTAATATCAAGTATTTCTTCTACCACATCTCGTCTGTATCGTGCTTTCATCTTCATAAATGGCTCGTAAGATGATGAACCTAATATAATGACTTGTACAAATGATCTATAATTTAATTTCATTATATTCTGTTCTAATACTTTTTGATAATCTATAGCACTTGCCTCTTGGTTAATTAATTCACCGTCACAATAGATTTCAAATAGATTAGGTTTAATGCCTCGTCTAACTTTGTAATGTTTTGTGCCTACTGTAAATTCTATTTCAACAATACAATCACCGTTGTTTATCGTGTTTACAATTTGTTCTTTTTTAATAATTCTAAATGGTCGATTAAACAATACAAAACAAATAGCATCTAATAAAGTTGATTTACCTGAACCGTTTGTTCCAATAATTAAAGTCGTTTGTGACTTGTTTAAATTAACTTCTATAGGTGTATTGCCTGTAGATAGAAAGTTTTTCCAACTAATTTTCTTAAAAATAATCACGTGATAGTTTATCCCAATTCATAACTCTTAAATTGCCTGACACACTTATTCTAGTTACTTTAGATTTAAATGGTGCCACCCAATGTTGTAATAAAGCAGGAAACATAAACATATCTCCTGTTTCTGGTAATATTGTTGTGCCTGTTGTTGCCCAACGAGGTCTTGCTTGTTGTGTATATTCAAACATCAAACAACCAGGCTTACCAGATGTGCCTTGATATTGTTCTTGTTCTTTCTTTAATTGTTTTGGTACATCTACAAAGATAACAAATGAATAATCACCACCGTGTGTATGTACAGGATTAAAGTCACCTGGCTCCATAAAGTTTACCCATAAATCATCAGCTTGTAAATCTACATTTAATTCTTCTATGCCGTGAAACTTACAATGTCCGTTTCTATATGCCTGTATAATAGGATGTATTTCTTCATAAAACCAATGTTGTATATTTTCTGGATACAAATATTGGTGATTTAAATGACCTGCTAGAGAATGATTATAACTTTCTTTTGCCTTCTTACCTTCACTTTTTAATTTTTTAATTATGTAATCAGGTAGTTTTGTTTTCATAACGTATGGTCCCCAATTCATATGGGTTGACTTTACGTTTGTTATCTTACTCATCTTTCACTCGCTTCCGTATATACATCTTTAATAAAATCTTTTAACTTATGTCTATCTAAATCAGTTTCAATTTGATCTACATAGTTACCTAAAAACGTAAGTGTATCTTCACCTTGTTCTAATATATCTTCTCTTACACTAGCAGATATATCTGACATACTATCTTCAACCACAATAACTTCGTGTGTATTAATTTTAGTTTGTAATCTATCAACTAAGTTATCAAACATATCTTCATTGGTTTTATTTGATACAAACAATTTAACAAAGGTGTTATTGTATTCTGTTAAATCTTTTTTATAATAGTCTTGGTCTTTATCATTATAATATATCTTCTTGTGTATTCTTTTAGGATTAACTATTCTTTCTAATTCTCTTGTTTCAGTATCAAAGATATGAAAACCTTTTGGATCTTTATAATCTGACCAAGTCATTTCATATTGAGAACCCAAATAATAAACGTGACCGTCATCTGACTTTTTGTGAAAATGACCAGAGATAACTTTTTCAAAACGTTTAAATTGTTTTGATTCTAAACCGTGTTCATTATAATGTCCTGTCATCATTTCAAAACCTTTGATTTCTAAATGACCCATACAAATATCTGCTGTTGAATGGTCAATAGAATAAATCGAGTCATCATAATTGTCTTCACATATCCAAGGTAAAAATAACATACGACAACCACCAATTTCTACTTCTTTTGGACCTGTATAAATCCAAGGTTCGTGTTTGCCATCAAACGTTGTAAATAGTTCTGTTACTGAATTGACTTCGTTTGTATTCTTATAATACGTATCGTGGTTACCTACAATAATGTGAGTATCAATTTTCATATCCCATAATCGTCTAAAAAACTTTTCTCTAAACACACTAGCAGTTTTGAAATTAATAAACTTACGTCTATCAGTTACATCGCCTAAATGTATAAGTGTTTTGATATTGTTTTCTTCTAAGTATGGAAAAAATTGATTGTCATAAAAATCAACTTGATATTCCATAAAAGCAGGACTATCGTTTCTCACACCAAAGTGAGTATCGTTCAATAAAGCAATTTTCATTATATAAAATAGTTTAAGTTAGATTTTGATGTTCGTTTCTTTCTCGGTTTCTTTTCTTTAGGTTTTTCTTCGACAACTGTATTCTGTCTTAAAAATTCACTAAATTGATTTCTAAATTCTCTATCTTCACCAGGTTGTAATGTCATATCATCATAATTAGCATCCATTATCAACTTGTGTTTGATTGTTACTTGTTTCTTTTCTTTTTGTATTCTACGAACAAAGGCATAGAAAATAATTTGAGTAAAATAAGCAAATGGATTGTTTGATTTTTCTGGATCAAAATTGTTTAAGTATTGTAAACAGTTCTCAATACCATCACTTATCATATCATCTCTAAAGGTATAATTAATAAAATTAGGTCTATAACTTAAATGATTCGCAATCTTTAAAAAACAACCACCAATATAATCTGTTACAGGTGGATTAGGTTGTTTATCACGCTTTGCCTTTCTACAAAGTTTTTTATATTCCTTCATCGCTTCTAAAAACTCTTTATTATCTACGTAATGTTCGGTTTTCTTTTTTGTTTTCATAATCTCTTTAATATACTATACTTTGTAAAAAAAGTCAATGGTCATTGATAAGTTCAACAACAACTGCTTCTGCTTTTCCATAATCTTCATAATTATTATTATAATGTTTCCAAATTCTATTTTCGAGTTGTTTGGGAGTTCCCTTAAAAGGGTAAGATAATTCACAATATTTCTTCCAATTATCACTATTATAAGTTACTTTAATAATCCACTCACTTTTTTTCATACAGCATTGACTTTTAGGAAAATTTATGTATAATGGGCGTGTAGCCGTTTGATAAGGATAATACCAGGTACCTAGTGTACTGTCTTTTTAACATCTCTAAAACTATCAAATATTTCATTATATTCTTCTTCAGCATCTTCATCAAGTCTTTCTTGTTCATACTTTTCTGGCTCTTGTTTGGGAGCATCTAACTTTTCATACCCTTTGGCAATTTGATGATAACTTCTACTCATCTCATCTGTGGCGTTTGTTATCGTTAAAATTTTATCTTTAGGAATAGTAACAATTGGATCGTGTGTAAATCCATTCCATTTTATTAAAGCAATATAGTCTTTTAATCCACCCTTAGTAAACTGTGGTACATATTTAATTTGTAAAGGTTTAACTAATCTAATATATGGAGATTTGTCTTGTAATTGTTCTATAGGAAATGCTGTGACAATATCGTCACCGTTAACCAGTTTAACAATCTTAATTTGTTTAACTATTTTAATGTTTATTTCTGGCATTGTTTAACTCCACATTGTGGATTTCATAATTAAAATCTTCTTCATTGTAAATATTTATTCTTTCTCTAAAGTGTGCCAACGTGTAATTCTCCTTTTCATTGTATGAAATATCATCTGCTATATCATATAAAGTAGCAGCTGAATTATTATCTTTTAAACGAAGACCCCTACCAATAGATTGAAGATTCCTGATACGACTTTTAGAAGGAGAAGCGAAAACAATGTTGTGTAAATTCCTAATATTAACGCCAGTGGAAAAGACGCCATAACTAGCAATAATGATAGCGTTATCGGACTTCTCCGTAATCGCTCTAATATCTTCTCTAACTTCGGCATCTACACCTCCGTGTACGTAAAACACTTTTTTGTCTTGTGCTTTTTCTTCGATTAAATCTTTAAGAATCTCACCGTGTTTTTCAACATATTGAAATAAACATAAAGAATTGCCTTGTAAAGAAAGACATAGATTCCTAATATATTTATTTCTTTTTTCGTTAGAAACGATATAATCCATTTCTTCTTGGTATGATTTGTCTTTTAAAAAATGTCTAGCAGTTTGATCGTGTTGTAATATTAAACACATAATTTTTAAATCAGCAAGTTGTTTCTTTTGTTGTAATTCACTTGTTGATACAACTTTATTTACTGTACCAAACAATCCTTCTAATACTAACTTATGTGTTTTAGTGCCATCTAAAGTACCTGTTAATCCAACTCTATATTTACATTTTATTAGTTTAGTCATAATCTTAGTTAATGAAACGGCTTTAAATAAATGTGCCTCATCACCTAATATCATACCAAACTGTTCAAACCACTTCTTTGGTTGATTGTAAATAGATTGCCAAGTAGATATAATAACTCTTTTATTTGTATCTTTATCGTGTCCAGAATATATTTTATGTACATTTCGTGTACTATTATAACCATAATCGGCAAAATCTTTAAACAACTGTTCTACTAATGATGTGGTTGGTACAATTATGAGTATCTTATTTTGTTTACTTTCTTTTAATCTTAATAAGTTAAATATTAATATTAAGTATATTATAAGTGATTTACCAGAAGCAGTTGGCGATACTAACAAACATCTATTCTTTTTTATAGAGTGTACAAATGCCTCTCTTTGATAATCTCTTACTTCTATATTAGGTATTTTAAGTGCTTTAATAAACTTATCTATTTTATCGCCTGATACATCTACGTCTTTTATTTTAGTGCCATCTACAATTTGAACATTATTTTTTTGACACCAATCTACAATATAAGGATATAAACCAGCATAAATTTGACCTGTAGCATAACTGAATAATCTTATTTTACCGTCCCAAACTCTATTACGATACTGTGGCATAAACTTAAAACCTGGTACTTCAAACGTAAAGTATTCACCAAGTTCTCTACGAATATCGGCGTCTGCTTCTATTTTAAGATATACTTCGTCTTTTTTATCTATGATTAAATATCGTGTAGTAGTCATTATACAAAAGGTTTACCAACAATCCAACCGACTAATACTTTTCTTGTACCAGATGTAATAGGATGTACTTTGTGCCATACGTGTGACGGAAATACTATAATTGTTCCTTGTTTAAATGTTTCTTTAAATTTAAAATACTTATGCTTCTGATAACGAGGGTGTGGTACACATATCTCAAACTTACCACCTTTATAATTATTGTTTTCAGTTTCATCATCATTTAAACAGATAGTAAAACTTAATTTTCTTATTAGACCATTTTTATATGATTTTGCGTGTGTATCAATATGCCAATCATAATGATCTCTTATATTATAAATGGTGTATTGTAAAGGTTCAAACTCTCTTAATAAAAAATTCCAACCAGCTTTTTCATTGGCTTCATTTATTACAGGTGTAACTTGTTCTATAAGTTTTTCATTATTTAACCAAGTAACGTGTGATTTTCTATTGACTTGATTGCCGTCAGCAATCTTTGCTAATTCTAATTTCTTTTGATCGCCTTGTTCTAATATATCATTACAAAATGATTCTGAAAAGGCATTTTCTTTTATGTAATAAGTAGAATCCAAAAACATTAAATAGCTCCACTAGTAAACTTTCTCCAATCAATAGCGTCTTTAATTAAAAATCCCCTATTACTTATTTGTCTAATAGTTCTATCTAAAAAGTCAACGGTTGTTTGTAAATAATCAACCTTTTGTTTTTGTTTTTGTAATTCTTCATCACTATCTAAGTATTTGTCTATATCTGTTTTAAGTATTTTTAAATCAAAAGGTTTAAGAGCATACACTTCAGCAGGTGCTTTACCTGTATAGTATTCCCATTTTTCTTTTTTTAAAATATTATATTCTGTTTCTGCTCTACTTAACATTAACTTAAACTTAGTTAAGTATTTCATAAATTTGTTGTGTAATTGAGGTGTTTTAAGAGCTTCTAAATCTAGCTCAGTATCATTTATTTTTAGGTCTTTATCAACCAATTCTTGTAGTTCTTCTAAGTTCATAATATCTCCATTATATCACAAAACCTTTAAAAAGTAAAGGTTTTTAAGATGTTGTTACACTAGTTGTTGATGAGCTAGTGGTCGCAAAGTCATATATTAAATATCTAAAATCAACAGTGGCAGTTAGATAATCAACGTCATTTGCTTGTTGATCGTATTGTAATCCTGAAAGTGTAATAGGAAATAAATCTCTAAATCGTATTTCTGTTACAGGATTATTTTTACTTGTAAGTATTGATAGTGTAGCATCTGAAAATACAGGTCCTTGATCTGTAGTTCCATATTTTGTTTTACCTGGTTCTGTACTAACACTTTGATTAGCAACAGGAAATCTATCTGAGCCAGATGAGATTAAATTTCTAAATTCTGATCTATCTCTAGGAAAACCTAGACCAACGAGCCAACCGTGTATCTCTTGGTAGTTCTCTAAGTTTTCATCAACCATAAAAGTCATTGAAAGATTATCATATGTCAATGTATCGCCAGGTTGTGGTATTACTTTTAGAGGTGTAGGTTGATTAGTTGATCCTAATGATATGCCAGGTATATTTACGGCAGTACAAAAGTATTCTACTTTTGGTAGTTTAAGAATACTAAACTTAAACTGTGTAGGACTAGCATAGTCTTGTGACGTTGGCTGCCTTGATAGTGAGTTTATTGTTGTCATATGAATTATTTATACGCTAAAAAAAAGGGCGACTTTTGAGGGCCGCCCTTTTTAAATATAGTTGGTTATCCAACTGATATTACATTAAGTTAGAAACTTTAACTCGTCTGTAGTATCTGTTTGAATTTAAGTTACCAGCGTCATTAACAGCTGTAACAGCACCTGAAGCGGCACCAGTTTCAGCGAATGGGTTAGCAACAAGACCGTATCTTGTCTTAAATCCAATTTTTGGTTGGAAAGTGTCTTGTCCAACAGCTCTTACCATTTGTAGTGGTACGTATGGGCAGTAGAATATACCTGCGTCATAAG